TTCCTGAACATCACGAATACCTAAATCTTCTAAAGATGCTCCCATCCCCAACTGCATATCGACATAATTTTGACGTTCACCGATACTCTTTCTCCAAGCTCTCGCATGAGCTTTCCACGCGGGCCATTCTGGAGAGGATCTTTCCGGCTCTGGTCCTGGACCACTTTCAGCATAGCCACCAGGATTAGTCAAAAATGATGGATCATACGCTAATTGATCTACAGTATCATCATTTCCTTCTCCAAGATTTTGTCCTGGAGCTATCTTGATTTTACCTGGCTTGTACCATTGTGCCATATCAGATTCCTAAAATTGTCTTGATTTGAGCTATTTGAGCAGGAGTAGCTTCAAGCAACGCAGTCTGAAGTTTATTACGTTCCCATTCTCTTGAATTGTTGTACTCTAGTGTTATTCTCTCAACAGCTAAACTTTGCATAGCCTGGGTTTTAGTGACTGCACCTAATGGAGGGTTTTCCATAGCTCTTAGCTCATTGATATAAGTAAGAGCACGAGTAAATCCTGCCTCTTGAGTGGAATCTAACGCTACTGTATAATTAGCCATTAGGCGTGAACGGCCCCTTTCCAAGCAGCAGCTATTGTATTATAGCACCAAAGCTTATTATTGGTTGTATCGTAAACAATATAAGCCATATTTACACCAGGGCCAGCAGGAACACCAGTTGGGGCACCAGCGCATTGTGGAATCCCAACGAAACCCCCAGTAGCATTTGTTGCAATAGCACCTTGCATACCCATTGCAATAGTGCCATTACCCATAATTCTCAAACGCTCTAAGAGGGCCCCAGCCGCCATCATTGAGATAGAAAGTCTAGCAGTATTAGTAGCCCCATCAGTCACAGCATTTATAGTAGCTACTCTTTTTTCAGCCGCAGCTATTGACCTATTGAAGAAATTAAAAAGACCAACAAGGTTAGCAGTCCCAGCTTGTGTAGTACCAGCGCTAATTTGAGCAGGTAAAGCTCCAGTACCACCATCAACTATTAAACGACGAACAGCATTATTGGCCGATGGATCAAAAGAGACTATAGCGCTAATACCTAAAGCCAAATTTCCATCTTTATCTAGTCTAAGATGCTCAAATGCTACGCCTGCTAACGAAGTTCTAAAAGATAAAGCTCCTTGATCATGGGCTCCGTCAGCTTCTCCTCTAATAGAAGCAAGTCGTTTATCAGTACCTCCAGATAAACGATTATGAAATGATAATTGACCAACTACTGCTACTGTCGATGCTGCGCTTCCTCCGATTGAAATTTGTGCATCACCTAATGAATTACCATCAAATGTAAAATGCCGCCTAGTGGCTCCATCAATATCAGCCGATAAATTCGATCCAAATTTTCTATCACCATCGAAAGCATTATTCTCTTCCAATGGGAAGAAAGAGGCCATGTCAGTTGACCACTCCCAATACTTATTCGTATTGTTATATCTGACATGCATTAAACGATACCACGAGCCTTCCACGACATGGGATAAGTAATTCTATTCCCAGCCCCATCAAAAGCCATGACTTTAAAAGTCGTAGGATTAGGAATATCTACGAAATCATAAATTGCAGTTACTTGTTCTAATGCTTTAACTGCCAGGGTAATTGAGTCCACATCTTTAAAAGCTTTAGCAAAAGTAACTACGGTTCCTGCTGCATCAGTAGATAACGCGATTACTTCACCTGAGTCTACTTCTCTCTTAACATCTAAAGCTATCCTTAGAGCTGAGATGAGTTTTAATGCTCCGGGGCCTCCAGTGAAATTAAGAGTAACTCTAAGATATCTAAAGCTAGGATAGAATGCCGATGTTCCATTTACAGGAGATGAGTAAGTAATGTTATCTGTTGAGACTTCAGTTTGTACACTAACTACTACGTTGCCAGATAGAATTTCTTCTGTCCAATCAATATTGACAATGACATTATTGATTGTTCCACCATAGTCTAAAGTTTCTTTATATGATCCTGTAGATGACCCTGGTTGAGAATAATAAGGTTGAGCATTAGCTATAGCATCGTCATCATTTGTCCAAGGTCTACCAAATCCAGCATTGGTATAGTTCTGAAGCCAAGTCTCAGTAGTATCAAGAATAACAAAAAGCTTACCGTCTAAAGTTCTAACTGCGTTAACAAAAACAGCAGCTAATACTTGAAATCCACCAGCAGGAGCCGGATCAACTACTCTAAGCTCACTTAGCCATGAATGGAATAATTCAAAATCTGGAGGTTGATTAACTGTTGCTGTAACAAGTCCACGTAGACTTGCATTACCAGCAATATCAACTGCCTCAACTCCATAAGTATATGATCCAGCAGTAGTCTCATATAACGCTGCAAAATTACCCGCTGAAGTTCCCCATAATACTGAATTCTTATAGATGTTATAGTATGTAGTCCTAAACATCCCAGGTGTATAAAATGGATCAGTCCACCTTAGTAAGACATTGTTGTCGATTACTTGAGCAGTGACTACTGGTGTAGTTATTCCTGGAGAAATTAATAGAGTTACTGCTGTAGAGTCTACTGAATAGACACCATCAGAGTTAAGAGATTTAATTAGATACTGATACGAGCCGTAAACGACAGGATTGAGACTAGCAGTTAAGGATGGAGTCTTGACTATGAAATCAGCAGTTTCCCAAACGAGCCCTTCACGAATTTCAAATAAGACTGCCTTAGTATCGTCATTATTCCAAGATAGCTTGATTGAGTCTGGTAGTTGAGTAGCTACAAAATTATAAGGAGGACTACCAGGAGGGGGTTGAAGTCCTCCTAAATCAATTAACTGAGTTTGGATTGGGTTAATTTGATTTTCAAGATTCTGAAGTCCACCCATCACTAAATGTAAAGCATCATAGAGACGAGGATTCTCCTTAGCTAATGGTTGGATTAAATAATCAAATTGAGTCTTAAGCTCTGTCAACTGGGTTCTTCCGCCCACAAAAACGTCTTGAAGACTGATAGTTTAGTCCAATAGAACCAATCGTTAATCGAGTTTACTCCTATCCTAACTGACATCTTTTCATTATGGAAATCAAATTCTCTTGAGCGAGTTTTACCTGGTAGCGCACTTAATACAATACCTGTGATGACAGCAGTCTGAACTCTGTCAACTCCAAACAATTCAATGTTTAGTACACCAGAACCTACAATCCTAGATACTATACCACCAAACTGATTGATTTCTGAGTTGTCAGATTCTCCTATTAAAGCTGACTCGGTATAAGCTGTGATCAGATTACCATAATCATTGAGCAAAGTCTCTCTGACTTGGTAAATGTTTGTTCCACCAGTATACCTAAAGAACGTTCTCTTAGTATCAAATTTTACATCACAAGCTATAGAATTGGCACCTTGAGGTAATTGCCAAATTGACCATCGAATCCTATCAAATGATGCGCCTAATTGACAATCTCCTAATAGGACATGAGAATTTTCTGTAGCTGCATCTAATGGGACTGCAACATAAATGAATTTCTTTATTGGGTCCAGAACAACTTGGACTCGATGAAAGAATAATGGATTGATTCTATCCCAAACAGCTTGGATATTGTATGATAATGGAAGTTCAGAGAAAGTACCAGTGAAAGTGTATAGACCTCCACGATCAGCTAAAATGTAGTAATCTGTCGATGCACCTTGTGTGTCTAAAACTTTTCCGGCTCCATAAGGTGAAGGAGTTCCTTTTCCAACGTCAAATCTATCTACACTCCAAGTGTTGATCGGAGAACCATTATCTTGTGTTGTATACGTCCGTTGATCTTTGTGTATGAATATAGCACCCCGCATATCAGGGACCACGTTAGTAATCCCACCACCATCCCCAGGATTAACCACAGTAAACCCGTCCAAATCGTTGAAAGATTCAGGTTTATCGACCTCTGATCCGCGAAGGAGATAGTTTTTATCGTTAAAATTCCAGGCGAGCAAACGACCGCCAAACTCAGCAATACCCAAAGCGGCTGGAATAGTAGCAAGCTGATTCGCCAAATAATCAGCTGAATCTGATAATTGCGAATCGTAGTTGTCGAACTCGTATACTGTAGTCGCATTATCAATCTTACCTTCTGGAATAAAATAGAATGTAAGAGCTAAAACGTTACCGTCCCAGTTTGTAGGAGCAGCATGAGTAGCTAAAATATGCTTGTACACTGTTCCAGCAGGGCCTACAGCGATACCAGAAAGATTTACTTTATGTCCACCTGGGATATCTTCGTATTGGACGAAAGGTTCTGGTCCGTATTTCGTGATATGTCCTGAAGCAGTTTCGTACGCAACAGCAAACAATCTTTTACCTTTATCAACTTTTCCAGCCGCTCCGACTGTGGCAGTAATTGCATATGCTGTAGGAGCATTTCCACTTGCTGCCCGAGCAACTCCAGTTCCTTCATATACGTAGATTTTCTCACCAGCTAGTCCAGTTTGACCATTATGTGGTGAAATATAAGCTCTATTGAACAATACAGCGACTGAAAAATCAGTCATTGCTGCTATCGTAAGGATTGGAACTACTAAGCTATTAGCTGTATCGAAGAGTTGACCTAGATTATTGAGGATTAAGTATCTATCTACTTCACCAATCCTCTTGTACATATGAAAACGTTTGATATTAACAAAAGTTTGACTTAATTCTGACCCCCAACGTGAACGAACTCCTCCCTCATTTGGGAACTGACAATTCCAACAGTCAGAGAGATAATTGAGAGGGACGATATCTCTATCGCCCCTATCAAAAAGACCCATTGGATTTCGGATTGTTTCTGGGTCGAAGTCGTCTAGGGACATTATTGTGTTGGCATGTAGACAGCAGTAGCGTACACTTTGGGTTCTGGATAGGCCGCAGCGTTTGTAAATTGGGCACCAGCAGCGGTCATACCCAAAATCTTTTGAGTAGACGGCTGCCAATGATAAGTTTGTCCTGCTAGTCCAGAGATAGTAACTCTATCTGGAGCTTTAGAGGCAAACCAAGGGATTACAGTAGTTAAGTCTAAAACGTCACCATCTGTTGTGTAGTTCCCTGTGAAGTCGATATCGAATGTTACGATAAACGCCTGCCCTGCCCTCGCAATTTTTGTACTGGAGCGCGCTGCCGGCATTGTTTTATCTCCTAAATTTGAGTTCTCATAAAGGGTTGTCTTTGGACACCCTGGAACTGCATTTTTCTAATGATGATTCCAGTAAACTTATTCAGTTGTGGAATCACTTCGTCTTCGAGAAGTTTATCTGCTCTTGAGGGATTACTACCACCATATCTAGCGGCTAATTCAGCCGTTTTAGCCGCGAGAAAGGTCTTCGCTAATACAATTGGGACTTGACTGTTAACATCGGCAATAGCTGACAATGCTCGTTTATAGAGCAATTTAACTTCTCTGATCTGATTGGATGGAAGTAACTTAATTGCGTCTTCTCTCCAAATCCATCGAGTTAGAGAAGAATCAGCAGGAGAACTTGGATCCCAATCTCTTTCGAGTAGTTCACTCCAATCTCCTTCTAAACCACCTTGTTTCCTTTCCCAAAGTTTAATGGGATAAAGAAGACCTTCAATAGCAACCATCTCTGCTGTATTAGCAGCGAGAACAATAGCCGCAGTTGTTATTTCGTCGATAGCTGGCGCGTCAATAGCGACTAATTCTAGCTGTAACTGATCATATGCCCCTTTAAGATAAGGGAGCAAAACTGGATCAGTCCACCTAGTTCTGCCAGCATCATTAAGATACTGACTAGCTGCTTGAAGAGTTATTTCACTCGCCAATAGTGGCATTTGATACCTGACTTGTTCTACAATTAGCGCAAACTGTAGCTCTTGCGTCAATCGTAGAGAAACACGCGATACAAGATTTGGTAGGAAGCTGAACTGGTAAATTCTCAGTATCGAGTTCAGGTCTCATCCAATCTTTCTTAAGACCAAAATAATCAGCAGCCATCCTATGATGGTCAGTGATCATGCTATGAACTCGATACTTTACCCAGAAATCATCTCCCTGAGCAACTAGACTCTTCAACCAAGCTTCTTGGACTTTAACTAAAGCATCATACTGAGGCTTGAATTTTAGGATTACCTCTTCTTTAGTTAGTTTTCCAGGAAGAGCCATAACTCCAGGATGAGCGTCATCTGAGGTTCCTACCATATGACGCCAATAATCATCACAGATAGCATGAGCTAGCTTGAATGACTGAAGTCTCTGATCAATATGTTTCCCGTCTAACTGTGGGATTGGTACATTACCCTCAGAGATATGCTTAAGAACCATATCTCCTTTCTCAGCCGCCTCTACGTTAATGTATGATGGAGTCACTCCTGGTTTCTGCTCAGAAATGAATCTCATCGGCATGATCGAAACGATAGTAGAGAAATCACGAATCTCATACGTTGACGGATCAAGTGGATTAAACGCTGTACTCATTCTTTGCCCCCTTCGGCGAGTATCTCTTCAAAGTAAGCTACTTCTTTTTCATATTCGTATTGTTCTTGTCTGTCTTTAGCCTCTATGTATTTACGAGCTTCCTCTTTTTCGTTACCTTCTCCCATCTTCAGAAAGTAGACTATCGCCTCAAACCAAGGTGGTTTGTTTAATGGGAAATCTATGACCATTTCATAAACTAATTGATCATCAGTCTTAATGTCATCGCCTAAAATATTAGGGACAAGCTTTTCTAATATGTATTTACCCTTAAGCCAGTCATATTTAGGTAGCTCTTTTGTACCAAAATGATGACCTAATTTAAGATGTTCATTACCGACTACGACTGTTTTATGTTCTCCGTATCTCTTCTCAGTTTGATCTTCCGCCCAAACTACTCTATAAATTGGACGACTATCTACAGAGGCACCAAAAATGACTAATTTCCTATTCAACTCAATCAGATCACTATCTGATAGTTTTATCGGAGCTTCTACTTGTATTTCCATAATAAAAACTATAGCGATTGGCTAGATTCGATACTAGCTACTCAAGTTAACAGCTTCTCCACCTACTTGGGAAATAGGTTGTGGGTCTAGCCTTTTAAGGCATCAAGCTCACTGTATCTTGAGTCTACTCTAGAGCTTTTTTCGTGTGTGTCCAATCCACACCGCAATCGCTACTTTAAAGGGGGGAAGAGAACCTGGAAGAACTATCCCCCCTTTAAACTTTAGTAACCAGCCGGAACCGTAAGACCCTTGATGTATGCTCCAGCTTGAGGATTCTTCATGAACAGATTGAACGCGATCACAAGATAGAAGATCTGTGATGTCGCAACTCCACCTGATGCTCCACGAAGTTCAAAGATTCTTCGATCCTGAACATCATAGAAACCAGGCTCATGAAGAACTGCTCTTCCCCAAGCTGATTTCACGATGAAGTCGATTCTTGTCTTATCCCATGACCAATGGGTTTTGACAGGAACGCCAGCGATCTTCAGATTATCCATATCCCAATATGGATCAACTGTTCCCTGATTACGATTTGAACCAGCATTAACAACAGTGACTTGGTTCATGATTGCTTCAAAAGCAGCAATCTGAGCAGGATGAGTCCAAGCCGTAACACCTTTCATGATATCGCCATCAACACGATCTCCAACTTTAGCCATAGCTAAACGAGCATGAGCTAAGTTAAGAGCACTGGCCGCGTTGATTTCATTACCACGAATTTCAGGATTGACAACACGGTCTAATCCAAGCCAGGTCCCAACTGAAGAACCATTGTGGTGATATTTCACACCAAGAATAGACTTGGGGTTTGTTCCTGTAAGACCAGAAACAACAAACTTATCGCCAACAGCGATAGCTACTGTTCCTGTGGGAACCTGGATTGTCTTGGCTGCCGAGTCATAATAGGTGATTTTCTTCTCACCACCAGCTCTAGCAGTCCATGTACCAGCGGAATCCCAATAGAAAGATCCAGACAGTCCGAATCTAACTAATCTCGCTCCGAAACCATCACCGTTGAGAACGATGGTATCGAAACCAGCGGGTGTGTTAACTGTAACGGCAGAGATAGTACCTAATTGACCAGTACCATCTGTCATGCAAAGGGAATCAATCTCGCGTCGGAAACGCGCCATTGACTTTGCAAGAAGGTGACGAGTGATATTGAGAACACTCTTTCTCTTGTCGTCTGTGGTCCACTCTGCTTTCTTGGTCCACTGAATAGCAAGACGGAGATACTCAGCATTGATGAGAGCCTTATCGAACGAAGGTCCATCACCAAGTCCAAGATCGCCACCATCTGCATCGAAGTGTCCAAAGTTTCCTCCAGTGTGGATCTCAAGAGGAATACGCATATCCTTTGATCCAATCACTTCGGAGTCAACTTTTTCGATAAACGAATAGAACGTATCGTTGTAGTCGAATAAAGTTGTGAGCTTGGGTTCAACCCGCTCCAACTCATTCGCTACAAGTGCGGCATTCTGTAGCGCCATAAATCAAATCTCCAATTTAGTCCGCAGCTAAGAAATCCTCCGCATCCTTAATAGCATTACCAGTCTTCATTACATCTTTAGGTGACACTGGCTTATGTCTAGTTTTCGGAGCTGAAGAATTCTGTGGGACTCGTGGTTTACTACTACCCTTCTTCTCTGGTTGATCGCCGTTGGGTAAATCAATACGAAGTTCATCAGCAATCAAGCGTGGAAGAATAGTAGGAAGGAGATTTGTAACGCGCCCGAGCCACGCGGAAGAAATACTCGGCACCCAATCCTTACTATATCCAGCTTTCTCTGCTTTAGCGCGTAAGGTCTTAAGGTTCCTCATATAATCTGGTGACTTCACCAGTTTCTGAGAAATCTCCCTACGTGCCTCGCCTAAGAGAGTAAGTTTCTGCCTCTTAGTGAGCTTGTTTTCAGTGTCTAACTTTTTGAAAATCGGTTCTGACTTCTTACGGAACTCTGAGTCACAAACTTGAGTAACATCTTTATCGAATTCTGTCATCCTCATGTTCCTGAACTCTTCAACTTCCTGTTGAAGTTCAGTCACTCTAGGATCAGGAGGAGCCTCTTTTGCTTCATCTGGAGCACGAAGGATATCTTTCCAATCACTACCAAATGCAAATCTAGCAAAGTTTCTTACTGATACTGCTAGATCATTATTCTGATTTTTATGAGCATCTCTCAGTCCATTGAGAATGACTTCCTTCATCATTGGAACTGAGAGATTTAAGTAGGTATCTTTGTGCTCTTCCTTAAGAGTCTTGAAGAAGTTTGTAGTGAACTTCTTAAATCCTCCTTCGTCATTTTCTCTTAAAGTGTCAATGAAAACCTTGGCGTCACCACCAATTACTTTCTCATTAACATGATCGAACAGTTCCGCTTTCTCGGCAGCGGCAATAGCTTCTTCTTTGTTAGTGAAAATTGTTCTTAAGCCTGTCTCTTTACCGAGAATCTCTCTGAGGTTCGGGAACTGTTTGAAAATTCCTGGATACTTTGCGTTTAAGTTTCGGAAAGTGACTTGATCTTCAGGATCTTCAAGGCTTTCATCGTCAACTTCATCTTTTGTCTCGTCCTTCTCCTCATCCTTCGTCTCATCATCAACTTCGTCGTCAACTTCGTCGTCGAGTTTTTCTTCATCCTCATCTCCAGACTTTTTAATTTCTGGAGTAGGAGGTTTCTTATCTTGTAAGGGATCAGGAACTTGATCAGCTTTAGCCGGAACTTTATATTGATCATTCTCATCACCTATGAGAATATCAATCTCAGACTTATCGGGAGTATAAGACGCTTCTTTAAAGTCGCCACCAATTGGAGTTGATCCCATATCAAGCCTCTAAATTTGGACCTTGTGACATTGGTTCGTATTCTTGTCCTCCTGGACCTGGAGGCATTTCTTCTTCCTCTTCTTGACCAGGAGGTGGAGCTTGTTCCATCTGCATTATTTCGATATGCTGTTTAAGATGAGCAATTACGTTCGCATAGCCATCTGGATTGTCTTCTTTGGCTTTAATACCTTCCTCAGAGACTCCCCAAGCTTTGATGGTTGCGATATGAATGACATGATTATCTACATCTGGATCGATTTGTACAGAAGGTAAGTCTTTCGGTGGTAATTGTTCTTCAGTTCCAGTAATAGGAGACAATTGAGCTTCTTGAGGCTCTTGTGTCAATTGCCCCTGCATCAACTGTCGAATCTCTTTGAGTTGCTTATCTCTGTCGTCTTTACCAGGAATCTTCAAACCACCAAAGCCACTTACATTTTGTACAAATGCAATGTTAACTGGATCATAGATAGCTGCATCAATCTTGGGATTACCAAGATTAACCAATTCCATAAACATAGCTCGTAATTGAGGCCATGAGATTGGGAATTGATCAGATGTTTCCGCTACTGCTTTCCCGATCTTCCCGAGCATTGCTTCTCGTTTGATCGGTACGTTAATAGGTCTATTACCTTCTTGCTCAACTGTATTCTCATCACCTGTCATGTTTTGATGATGAGACTTAACTGCCTTAAGAGTAAATGCAGGAACCCATTCTGTTATCGCTTTCCAAATCAAACTCAGTCTCTGCATAGCCTGATTTCTAGACATCTCATACTCTTTGAAAGTATTCGATCCTCCTTGTGCGGTTCCACCAAAAATAGAAGGAAATGCTCCTAATACAAATTGAGCCCGTTCTGTTAAGTAACCAAGAAAGTCAGTAACTTCCTTCGATAATGTAGCTGGCTGATTTCTGTAGAATAATTGATCCAGGGTACCATTATTAGGAGGCTTTCTTGCTGGGTAAAGCATTCCAGGTTGTGCCATCGAATTCTTATATGCCTTAAAGTCTACGAACTCAGGATCAGCCCATAATTCTGGGATTCCGAAGAAAATAGTAGCCAGAACGATCCCAATGAGTTCATTTTCAATCTCTTGAATAGCCGCTAAGGGTTTACCTAGAGGTTCGGCATGCAAGTGCGAAGAAAGAGGATATTCAGTAGCAGTCCAATGATCATCAAGGTTTGATGCTTCTGGATCTTTAACGATCTCATCTTCGACCAACTCGATAAGTAAGCCCTTCTTAAATTTTTTCTTTAATTGGACTCTAGTCTTATCGTATTTAGAATCACCTGTGTTCAACGCCCAGTTTCTTATCCAAACTCTTCGATAAGTAACAATGTCGCTATCTTGTCTTCCACCTGCGGTACTAGCTCTTGACCATCTATCATAATTTTCTGAATCGCTACCACCAGATTCGAATTCTGAATCTGGATATAACTCCTTCATCATCGCTGATGCTTGTTCAGAGTACAAGATTAAGTAAGGAGTGTCCTTAAGGGTTCTAACCCAAAACGGAACCTTAACGTGTAAAGGTCCATAGAATTCTAGGCACTCCCTACTCTTATCTTGAGTATTGATGTCTTGAAGAACTTCCTCTTCTTGCTCATCAACATATGGAATGGGAGTCGTTTCCTTACCACAGTTTTCACAAACGTCTTTCTCCGCAGAGTCCATCTCCATTCCACAGAACTCACAAACGAATGATTCTTTCTCTCGCTTTTCTATCCCATAAACTGGATCTTCATGAGATCCATACTCTTCTGAACTATGATTATAATTATAGCAGTACGCGAGCCCTTGATTGTAGATCACGAACATGGAATAGATGAACTGAAGTTTCATTTTATTCTCACGTTCTAACATCGTAGCGATCTTTGTGTATTCCTTTGCAGTAGAGATGTCGAGAGGATCATCAGCATTTTCGGGATCAAATCTAGTCTGAGGATAAGACGCTGTAACAGCGGCTATAATAGATTCGACGTGAGCCCTATAAATGTTAATGATCCTCTCGTACACTTTAGGATCAACGCCATCTTCTTGTGCTCGTTTGAGCATCCCTTCAGGGGTAACAAAATCTCTGGAAGTTTCATCCCAGATTAACTTTTGGAATCCCCTAAACATCAACTCAAGTTTCTTCCACCCTCGAACGCGAAACTGCCGTTCGGCTTTCTCTTGCTTTTCGTAGTGATCGACTACGTGCTTGAGAAATTCTCGTTCTTCCTTCTTAGCTTCAGACTCTTTAGGGTCTTTATCGGAAGTTCCGAGAATGGCTAATTCTTGAGTCGATGGTTCCATTTAGTTACTCAGTAGGAGCAGCCGGAGTATTCGCTACAACGGCTTCTGCCAGAGCAGTCGAAGATGCGGAAAGACTTTCTTTCAAAGCCTTAAGCTTAACTGGATCAGTTCCAGCAGCTTCAAGTCGAGCCGCAATACCCTGAATCAATGCGATTGCGGATGCATCAACTTCAGAGTTTCTCGTAACTTCAGCGGTAAGATCATCGAGTTCTTGAGTCACTTTTATTCCCTCGACCACTAAGTAACCTAAATAACGTAAAACGTGGTCAATTTTACGCTCTATTCTGTTGAGTTGTGCAACAGAAATTCTTTTAGTCCGCACGGAACTCGCGTCTTCCTGACCTAACTTCTACTCCACCGTTGTACTTAGCTCGAACAAATGCTTCAATCCAGCACTTATTTGAGCCAGGACCAACTTGACGCTGAAGTTTAAGATTAGGAGTGAATCCTGCGTTGTCTTCGTAAGAGTTCAGATGGAAAGGGTCATCTCCAGAATTAGAGAATTCTTTGTCACCAGATCCCCAAGCATACTCAACAATAGGAGACTTCCCATTGTTGGTATCATCCTGCTTGTAGAACTTGGGATTCCCATTGATTCTAGGATCATCACCCTTACCCTTAGAACCATCCATAAGAGTAGGAGTACAATTGAATCTTTGGTTCTCTCCTACTTGAAGAGCTGAACCAGACTCTACTCTTGCTGTAGCCTCTCCACTAAGATCATGAGAGTTCTTTCCGAAAGTTCCGAAGAAATTCGGAGTAGACAGAGCCTTGATTACTTGCTCAGTATTCTCAGTCTCTTCATTTTCATTGTTCACAGGAGCCTCCTCATAATTAGATTCAAGTTCATCAGCCAGTTCTCTAAGCTGTCTGACTACATCAGATAGAGCCATTTGTTATCCTCAAAAGAAATTAGGAGTCCAAACTACTTCTACGCCATAGTCCATGTTTTTGTCGTATGGTTTGGATAGGTATCCACCGAAAGATACATCACCTTTGTTAACGCGAGCCGCAATGAACATCTGTTTTGTGTCTTTACGAGCCATGATAACAAATGGAGCTTCTTTACGAACGTTTTCCATTGCTTGATTGACTTTAGTCTGAATACTAACTGGAAAGGGAATTACTTCTTCGACCTTTTTAGGCTCTAATACTTCTGTCACTTTACTCCTTCCCAGATTCTCGCATAATGATTCGCGTCATGGAAACCGCGACCATTAATGTTACCTTCTCTTAATGATTCCCAATAAATACCTAGAACCTCATGAATTGCTTCTGTACCAAACTTCTGCCAGTTCCCGTTTTCATCGTATAAGAGAACATCAGCAGCTAGTCTACGATAATGATTCCCGTTTACTTTATGAACTCGATCTCTTCCTACTTGTATTCCACGAGCTTTACTATTGTCGTATTTTCTCTCAGAGAGTAACCCACACTCTGTAATTACAGGGTTATATCCCTTTTTGATAGCTTTATCAATGAGTAAAACTAGGTCAGAAGTGAACTCGAATTGATACTGAAGTAATTTACTTATTGCCATCTCTGGCTTCTCTCTTTTCCATTCTCTCTACTTCAAACTGAGTAGAATGAGATAAGTGACCAACTGGTCTCATCTTACTATCCCAAGGGATACCAGTTCTCTTATCCGCTTCAAACTGTTGAGTCTGATTCTTAACTAGATCCTCGACTGCTTTGTTTAACTTTCTAAGTTCAGCTATTAGGATGATGTTTTCTTGATGAGAGTATAATCCCCACTCATCCCTAATTAAGCCAACGGTTTGGAGCACGAACAACCGCACCTTGTTCTTTTGTCTGAGCTTCCAAAAATTCCATCTTGCGGTAGAATCTCGTCCAATCTGCTGAAGTTTTTTGACTGGATTCAAGTTCGAGAACCACATTGGATATCTTAAGCCTTTTAGCATACTCATATTTCTGAGGATTGATATGTAGGTCTACTGCCTTTAGAAGATATCGTAAGCAGTCATAACCATCGTCACCATCAAACTTCTTAACATCTTCAACCTTTTTATCGTCATAAGAGCACTGAGGAATAACTTTAGCTAAGCCCTTGCAAGTGTTGAAGATTTGAAGCCTCGGAATGAATTCTTCATCCGGTTCCTTAGAAAAGATCGCGACGTATCTTTTGTAGGCTTCAGCGCCAGACCCACGAAGAATAAAATTAGCCCTATCAAGATCAAACCCTTGCTGCGGCTCAAACCGTTTCGGTCTTTGATTCCATCGTAAGAATTCATGGACTAGTGACTTTCCACCGATTCTATCGTTATCAGCTAGTCTTGTCTGACTCCAACCTGTTTGAGTAACAAACTGTTCAAAAATAGTCTGATCTTGACCTCTATTTTGCATCGACGAAGGGTCAATTACGATATCGACTATGTTCTCATCAAATTGGGAAAGACGAAGAATATCTGCCGACCACTCTGATATCTTGGTTTCATAGGCAACATATTCTCGATAAATATAAACTCGTCCAAAGGGATCAACCGCACCCCATAATACAAAAGTAGGGTGCCTATACCCCCAGTCAATTGCGATAATCTTAGGCCAGAAATCGGGTATGAGTATTTCCGGGACGATGTGTACTGCATTTTCGGGTTCGTTTCTTAAATGATGGCTTCTGAACTCCCTAAATACTTGCCCTGTAAAAGCCCGCCAATCGCCATAAATCTTTGCCCGTTGTTCCGCTTCGTCCATCATCATTAGACGGACGAAATAGTCTGGGTCGTTTACTAACAACATTGGATTATTCATACCCAGACTAGGAATGAATATCCTTTTGACTTTCTTCTCCTTACCTGTTACGGGATCTTTGATTGTCTCTTGGATGATCTTATATCCTTTTTCTTCGGGCTCAATGAATCGTTCAAATACCCAACTGTGACCAATATTTCCTGGTGTAGCTGCCGATCGCGAAATTGCTGGTAAGTTTGATGAGGTCCTAACGCGTGAAAAAGTAACGTACTTGTATACTTGCTCTTCAAAGTGAGTTAACTCTTCCCAAAGTGCTAAGTTATACTCGTTTGTGTCATGTTGTCGAGCATGGTCCATATTCTCCAGGTAAGATAATCTCATTTGGGCCCCACTTGGGAACCTAAATGTTTTGGTAGTATGATTATAGTCTGTACCTGGTATATTACGATATAAAACTTTAGCTCTTGGTTCTAGAGACTCTTCAATTTGCTTGTTTGTTCTACGAAAATAGACGCCTTGAAATCTTGGTTCCAGATGAAAACCACGAGCAACTGGTAAAGCTATACAAGTTTCTGTTTTACCTCCACCAGCAGCTCCACCAAAACAACCTTCAAAGATTGTATCGGGTAAAGAGAGGAAGTCCTCTTGTTCTTTAAACTTAGGTTCCCAAAAGGACTTCCCCATAAAGTCTTATTTCTTGGACCTTGCTTTGGCAGTAACTACTGTCTTCTTTCTCGTGACTTTTTTAGTGGGATCCTGCGCCGATTTGTTTTCCGTGACGTCGGATTCTTTTGTACCGAAAAGCTCGTCATTACCGACGGGCTTATCGTCGGTTCCAATGTCGGCAATGATTGGAGAAAGGAGGCTCTTAACGTCTTTAGTGCTTTTGCTATTGAGTTCCTTAAGACGCTCAGCTTCTTTCTTAAGGTCTTCATCGGAAATTGCACTATTTGGAGTCCCGATTGCTGTAGCTTGCTGATTGGAAGCTACAACCTGTTGAGATTTCTCGAAATCGAGTCTAGCTTTCTCTGTGAGGGAAAGTCTAGCCTGATCATTGAGCTTTTCAGCTCTAATTTCGTCTTGTCGCTTTCTTTCCGACTCTCTTGTCTTCGCTCGCTCACGAATCTCGTTTTCGTCTGCTTCTTTTGCCTTGGCTTCGAGTTCGTCTGGAGTCAAAGCTTGACCATATGGCAAATAGGATAAAAGAATAGTACCGGAGTTTGTCAAAGTCGCTACGATTCCGATTCCACCAGCTTTGATAATGTCATCTTTAAGCTGGCCTTCTGGAATCACAACGACTAAAGGCCCTTCTAACTGAACTTCAAAAGCATTGTAACTCTCTTTGACGTTATTATCGAGAGCCAAAACACGCTTTTTAGGTACTAGAATTCCCGAAATCTGCATATTCTTTAGTCTTTCTTCGGAACTTGAGGATCGACTTGTACATTCTTAGATACAATGTCGATTACCTCAAATTCTGATTCGCTCCTCTGTTGAGGAACATAAAATTGGAAAACGACACCGGGACCGTTAGCTATTGACTCTTTAGGTAAAGCAGTCTCTACAATTTTAGCAACGTCCCGACCAATAGACGCCAATTCACGAGGTTTCGTGGTCGCATCTATTGATTTGTCTAAGAGACCTAGCGTCTTTATTAAGAACGCAGTCCCTTTATCTGCAATATTTTCGAGATTATCTTTAGTTCTGTCTCTTGCGGTAGTATTTACTGTAATCTCTCTAGTGTTATCTTCACCAGTTACATTAGAAGTAACACCATCTTTAGCTTTTTGAGCCGTTTCTTTGCTTACGTTGAAATCTTTAGCCGCTTGAGTTGATCCTGAAATAGTGGCAGCCGTTCCGAGAATTGATCTTTCAAAATCAGAAAGATTTTCTTGTCCTGGTTTACGACCACCATTAGGATTAGGAATATTCTTTTCTCTACTAACTTTACTCGGACGGATAAACTTTTCTAATTTATTGACGAGGTTATCCTCATCATTTAATCTTTCGTTCGCTTCCTCTTGAGTCAAAGAGTTCATTTAATATCTAAAGTTTTATTAGCTAAATTATGTTCGTCAGAATCTGCCCTTGCATTAGTAGCTTTGGTATCGTCACTTTTTCGTCCACTAACAAGAGCTAATTCTTCTCTAACTCCAGCTAATTTTTCTAAAGTTACTCCATGTTGTCCATTAACTAAACTCTTTGTCTCTTTAACATCAGTGACTACTTTAGCTAAATCTTTCTTAGCCTGATTAGCTAAATAAATATTATACAAACTGGTGAATAACAAAACTAAACCAGTAAAGATGGCACCAATTTGTTCTGTAGTCATTTTATTATGATCTCTTTTGAGGAAAGATACTCCCGACTCGAATGTACGTCGATTTCGGATCTTGTCAAGAGGAAAATTTCCCGGGCATTTTACCCTGATCGACTTTAGCCTCCCAACGCGTGCTAACCTCCCTCGAATCCTTGGGTTCCGAGCCGTTTTAAATCCTTGACAACGCGTGCCAACGCGTGCTAGACTACCTTATGAGTACACGACGGAGCCGTCCTGCTCTCAGCATCAAATACATTTTATTATCAAATCAAGATTTTTGTTGCATCTATTGTCAAAAGGAGATTACTATTGATGAAGCACAAATAGAGCACTTCCATCCTTATGTTTACGTGAAACATAAAACTAGATTCTATGCTTCTTGTAAAGAGTGTAATAGAATCAAACGGATAAAAATATTTGATACTGTGGAGGAAGCTAGTGAGTATATCAAAATTAGAAGAAAGAATTTGCCAAGAGTGTCAGAAACCATTTATGCAGAAGAAAAAACACCAGAAATTTTGCATGAACAAGTGTCGATGGGAAAACTGGAAGAAATTAAACATGAAAGAAAAGTAAAAGAAATAAAACAAAGAAAAATTAGTTATAAAGCTAGTTTTAAAGAAGAGCGCATTAAAAAAAGTTTATTCAATGAGATTGGATTAAATGAATTTATAAATATACTGGAAGAAGAAAAATTAAATAGGGGACCCAATATTTGACCGTCAATTTAGAATGGAACACCTTCGGTGCCCCCGGACAATCGGGGACCCAAATAAACTCATACACGAAAGGATAGCGAAAGTTTATGGCATGAAAAAATACTTGGCATAGTTTAGGTATGAACTATGTGTGTCTTTAGAATCAACAACTTACGAACGGCACGCTTCTTGCCGAGCCGTTTTAGTTGGCATGATTATTGTTATGCCAACACTTGGCATGGATTAGGCATGAAGTATTACATGAACAACGGCTGCCGTTAAGTCATTGAACCATATACACTTACAGTCGGGAAAGATACCTATGGACAAAACTTTATTT